TATGCGGGGATGTTGGGGTGTGATGGGGAGGGGGAGTTTTTGAAGATGGTGGGTAGGTTTCGGGGGTGGGTGGAGGGGGATGGGGAGAGGAGTGTGAGGTATTGGAGGGCGAGGGGTTTGGGGGTAGATGCGCGGGTGGAGAGGGTGATGGTTGGGGGTGGGGGTGGGGTGGAGGATGTAGGGCGGGAGACGTTGGAGTTTGCGAAGGTGAAGTGGGATGCGGGGAACATGAATCGGAAGCGGTATGGGGCGGTGTTGGAGGTGAATCAGAGTATTAGTATTACGGCGGCGTTATTGGCGGCTCAGGGGCGTTTGATTGAGCATGAAGAGACGCGGTTGTTGGAGGGGGAATGATGGGTGGAGAGGTCAAAAGGACCTACCCCGTGGAGATGGGGTACGAAGGCGATTTGTTCGCCTGCCACACCTGGTTTATCGACTCTGGCCCTGTCTGTGGTGAGCAGATGGAGGGGAGAGGTACGTTGCCGTCGCAGTTAGGCCGGTTCGCTCTCGCGCTGGCTCACGGGAATTTGCCCGCCGCTTGTCGCTCTCTCCCGGTTTCCCGGTGGGTCGTTTATGGCTTGGGTATGTGGCCTGCCGCTGCTGGACCGGGGTAGTCCCCTGAAGGAAGCATAGACCAGATTGGGGGAAGCGCAAGGATTATTTGCGGTTGACGGTGAGAGGGTGTGGGATTATGGTTGGTCGGCGGGGGGTTAAGCCCCTGCATCCACGAGGGTGATGAATGGTCCAGAAAATCCTGTCCTCGCCGGAGGACGAGCAGGTCCTGATGAGCCGCCTGTGGTCGGCGAACATCAAGGATGACCCCGAGCGGTTCGTGATGTATGCCTTTCCGTGGGGCGAGAAGGGCACCCCGCTGGAACGCTTCAAGGGACCGCGGCGCTGGCAGAGGAAGGTGCTGCGGGAGGTCGCCGAGCACATCCGCAAGAACAAGGACCTCGACGCCATGACCGTGCTGCAGAAGGCGGTGGCGAGCGGGCGGGGTGTGGGCAAGAGCGCACTGGTGGCGTGGTTGATGCTGTGGATGCTGACCACCCGCATCGGATCGACTGTGATCGTCAGTGCGAACACGGAGAACCAGTTGCGCAGCGTGACTTGGGGCGAACTCGCCAAGTGGTCAACGATGACGATCAACGCCCACTGGTGGGACATCAGCGCGACCAAGCTGGTGCCGGCCACGTGGCTGGCCGAGCTGGTGGAGAGGGATTTGAAGAAGGGCACCCGCTACTGGGGCGCCGAGGGGAAGTTGTGGAGTGAGGAGAACCCTGACGGCTACGCGGGGAATCACAACCACGATGGAATGCTGGTCATCTTCGACGAGGCCAGCGGGATTCCAGATTCGATTTGGAGTGTTGCCAGCGGGTTCTTTACCGAGAAGATTCCTGATCGGTTTTGGTTAGCGTTCAGCAACCCGCGCCGCAACACCGGCTACTTCTTCGAGTGTTTTCATGCCAAGCGGGACTTCTGGAGCGCCGACCAGATCGACGCCCGGACGGTGGAGGACACCGACACCGCGTTCTACGAGCAGATCCTGCTGGAGTACGGGGACGATTCGTTCGAGGCCCGGGTCGAGGTCTACGGGGAATTCCCGTCCGAGGGGGATGACCAGTTCATTGCCCCGCACCTGGTAGATGCTGCGGTGCAGCGCGAGGCGTGGAAGGATACCAGTGCTCCCATCGTAATCGGGGTGGACCCGGCGCGGGGGGGTCTGGACTCGACGGTGATTGTAGTAAGGCAGGGCCGTGACCTGAAGGCGATCAAGCGGTATCGGGGCGAGGACACTATGGAGATCGTCGGCCGGGTGATTGATGCGATCGAGGAGTACCGTCCCACCCTGACGGTGATCGACGAGGGTGGGTTGGGCTACGGGATATTGGACCGGCTGACCGAGCAGCGGTACAAGGTGCGGGGGGTGAACTTCGGCTGGAAGGCCAAGCACCCAAAGGCGTTCGTCAACAAGCGGGCCGAGATCTGGGGTGCGATGAAGGACTGGCTCAAGACGGGGCACCTGCCTGATGATCGGCAGTTGAAGGCCGACCTGTCCGGGCCGCAGAAGAAGGCCACTTCGAGCGGGGCGATCCAGCTGGAGGGCAAGAAGGAGATGCGGGCGCGAGGTTTGGCCTCGCCGGATGCTGCGGACGCGTTGGCGGTGACGTTTGCCCACCCGGTAGCCCACCGGGAAGAGCGAATTGACAAACAAACGCGTCAGGTCTACGCTTCCCACGGTAATAACGCCAGTGTTGGCTGGCTCAGTCACTGATAGGTAAAGGTTATGCCTCTCGATAAGTCGAAGACCCCCGCGGCGTTCAAGAAGAACGTCGCTGCCGAGGTGCGGGCCGGCAAGCCACCCAAGCAGGCCGCAGCGATCGCCTACTCGGTGCAACGCAAGGCCATGAAGGGCAAGAAGTGAAGGCTCCACCCATTCAGTACCGTTGGCACCATTCCCGGCACCTCGCGGCGATCATCGCGTGGCACTTCAGCGGTCGGAAGATTCGCAGTCTGCCCTACGCCGTCGCCGCACCGAGATACTGATGCCCGAACCGTCCGCAGCCGATCGGAAGATCCTCGTCGAGGCCCGTGATCGCCTTACGATGGCGATAGGGGCACTGTCCGACAGCCGTGACGACGAACTGGACGATCTGCGCTTCGCCGCCGCCTCCCCCGACAACCAGTTCCAGTGGCCCGCTGATGTGCTGGCGACCCGTGGCGCGGTGCAGGGGCAGACCATCAACGCCCGGCCCTGCCTGACCATCAACAAACTGCCCGAGCACATTCATCAGGTCACTAACGAGCAGCGACAGAACAGACCCGCCGGCAAGGTGATCCCGGCTTCCGATGACGCCGATATCAAGGTGGCTGAGGTCTACGACGGCATGGTGCGCTACATCGAGTACGCATCGGACGCGGACGTGGCCTACGGAACCGCCTGTGACAATCAGGTGACCTACGGCGAGGGCTACGCTCGCATCCTGACCGAGTATTGCGATGACACCTCGTTCGACCAGGACATCAAGATCGGGCGCATCCGCAATTCGTTCTCGGTCTACATGGACCCGACCATCCAGGACCTCTGCGGACAGGATGCCGAGTGGTGCTTCATCGCCGAGGACATCCTCAAGACCACCTACGAGCGGGATTATCCGAACGCATGCCCGGTTTCCGTATTGCAGGTGCAGGGAACGGGCGATGAGTCGTTTGGGGCGTGGTTGGGCGCGGACACCATCCGCATTGCGGAGTATTTCTACAAGACCTATACCAAGAAGACGCTGAACCTTTACGCGGGGAACATGACCGCGTTCAACGGCTCTCCCCATGACCAGCAGATGCGCTCGATGGGGATGCTGCCGATCAGGGACCGCGACGTTCAGGTCTGCGTCATCAAGTGGATCAAGACCAACGGCTTCGAGATTCTTGAACAGCGTGATTGGGCTGGCAAGTGGATTCCGGTAGTCAGGTTGATCGGCAATGAGTTCCTAATCAACGGTCGGTTGTACATCAGCGGTTTGGTGCGCAATGCCAAGGACGCGCAGCGGATGTACAACTATTGGGTCAGCCAAGAGGCGGAAATGCTTGCCCTGGCCCCCAAAGCACCTTTCATCGGCTACGGCGGGCAGTTTGAGGGCTATGAAACGTTTTGGAAGACCGCTAATACGCAGAACTGGCCGTATTTGGAGGTCAATCCTGACGTTACCGATGGCGCCGGGGCGGTTTTGCCGCTCCCCCAACGCGCCCAGCCTCCGATGGCGTCGAGTGGTCTGTTGCAGGCCAAAATGGGGGCCGCGGATGACATCAAATCGGCTACCGGGCAGTATAACGCCAGCCTCGGGCAGACCTCCAACGAGCGCAGCGGCAAGGCGATCATCGCCCGTGAGCATCAGTCTGCGGTGGGGACGTATCATTATGTCGATAATTACGCTAGATTTGTCCGCAGCGTCACCCGGCAACTGGTTGACCTGATCCCGAAGGTCTACGACACCGAACGGGTGGCGCGGATCATGGGTGAGGACGGAAAGGCCGATGCCGCGCAGATCAATCCGGCGCAACCGATGGCAGTCAACGAGGTCACGGACGACCAGGGAGCAATTCGCAAGATCTACAACCCCGGCGTGGGCAAGTACGACGTGCGCGTTACTACAGGCCCGTCCTACGTCACCAAGCGGCAGGAGACGCAGGAGTCGATGGGCAACATCCTGCAAGGCAACCCCGAGTTGTGGAAGGTTGCCGGCGATCTGTTCGTCAAGAACATGGATTGGCCGGGGGCCGAGGAGATGGCGAAGCGGCTGCAGAAGATGATCGACCCGAAACTGCTCGGCGACGAGGACAATCCTGCCTTGCAGGCGGCGCAGCAGCAGATTCAGGCGATGGGTCAGGAGCTGGATCAGTTGCACCAGATGCTCAAGAACGTCCAGCACTCCTACGAGGCCAAGAGCCTCGAAAACGACCACTTTAAGGCCGACATCCAAGCCTTCGATGCCGAAACCAAGCGTTTGGCGGCATTGTCCGGTGCTTCGGCGGCGCAGCCGGTATCGCCCGAATTGGAAGCGGTGGTGAAGCAGTACATCCGCGAGATTCTGGCTCAGCCGACGCTTGAAGAAGAGGAACCGGCGAGTTTCGAGCGCGGTGAGATGTACGGGCAGGAAATGATGCCCCAACAGCCGCCGATGCAGCCCCAGATGCCCCAACAACCGCAAGGAATGTGATTATGGAACTGCTAACGACTTTGAGTGATGTCCAATTCCCGGCTCGTTCGGTTGCGTACACTGCTACTGCCGGTAATACGGCAACGTGGCAGGCAGGACCACAGGGCGTCATGGTTTGGTCCAGTACGGATGCCTATGTGGCCGTGGGCGAGGGCGCTGTAGCCACAACTGCATCTATCCCTCTCCCTGCCAACGTACCAGTGCCTTTGAAGGTGCCTGCGGGCAGTGGAAATGAGTGGCGCGTGAGTGCAATCCAGATCACGACTGGCGGTACTGTCTACACGAAGCCGATGAATATCTAACATGGGTAACAAGTTCTTTGGTATTCCGCTTCGATCGGGTATTTCGGTCGGACTCAGCGCTGGTATTGGAAAAGCTGGCGTTGTAGGTCCGCCGCCGCCGCTTGTTACATCATTCTACGCACCACTGCGGTCCACGCTTACACCCACTACAGCACTAGGTTCTCCGACGCCGACGTTCACACGTTCCACGACTGCCTATGCTGCGGGTTATGTGGCGGGTGCAAATCCTGGAGCGCTTCAGAGCTTGCTTGCTTGTGCAATTAATGAGGCGCGATTTTCTGGAGCACGCAGAGTGTCGCCGGGCGTTTGGTCGTCCAGCTATGCGGATGCTTCGCCAAT